GTGGTGAACTGCTCGTTGTCGTCCTGCACTTGCAGAGCCGCGCCATCAGTGACCAAAGCACGATCAGGCAGGCGGATACGCAGGGTGGAGCCGATCTTTGCGCCTTCAACGGCGAAAGAATCGTCATACTGACGGTTGACGTTACGGGTGATAACCAGGTTGTTCTCAAGAATTTCGAGAGCCTTCCGGGTAATCATATCAATAGTTAACAGACTATTTGCCATGGTAGTTCCTTAGCGGTTACGTTGTGCTTCCATTTTCCTGATTTGCCTTTGTCGCTCTGCTTCGATCCATTGGCTTGTGCTCATGGTCTTGATAGACCGAGGATCGGTCGTCTCATAAGCAGGGCCGCCAGTGGTTCTAGCAGTAACAGGCGAAATAGGTTGTGGGGCGCTTGAAGTTTTTTTGACAGCAGGAGGATTTTCGGCGAGTTTTGCCTCAATCTTCCCAATTTCTTTAGCTTGCAAAAACGGAGACAAACGAGAAATTCGTTCAGCTTCCTTGGGATTTGAGCCCAAGAAGTAAGCAATGTCAGGACCAATGTCGGAGGCTTGAATCGTCTCCGCCATAACCGATGTGACAGGCAGTTGCGGATTGTATGCAACTTGTTCAAAGTCATCATACTTGCCGCGTGCATCTTCCTCACGGTCATGATAAGCACTGAGCATTTCTTGCTGTTGTCGTTGCTGCTCCCGACTTCTGAGAAGTTCCTCGGCCTTGTGAGCCGCCAAAGCTTCTGCATAAGCCTCGACAGATTCAAACTGATCTGCCGCTGGTGCAACACCGGGGCGCATCGGTTGAGCTTGGGCTTGCGCCTGAGCCAATCGTTGTGCCTGTTCTCTTTCCCACTTGCGCTGCTCTCTTGCAAGCCGCTTGCCAATGGCAGCATCCAACTCCTCCTGGGTAAAGGTTTTGGACTGTTCCGCTGGCTTTTCTTCCGGCGATAAAACTTCGGGCGCAGGTGAGGCCGTCTCAACCTGTTCCGGCGCGGGCACTTCCGCTTGAACTTGTACTTCTTCTGTCATGGTCTTGATTCCTTAGAATCCCTGGTCATGCGGGCCAGTACGTTTACAAATAATATCAAACCGCTGTGAAGCCTTGCGCATTGAAATATACAGCACCCGCACCTGAAGCGGTCAAAGTAACCACTTCCAACAGGGTTGCAGCAGTGCCGCGCAAAGGCACAGCAAAGTCAAATTGAGATGCAGGCATCCCGGTAGTTGGAATCTTGATCCGCCAAAGAACCGTACCTGCCGCACCGTCACGGATGGCCAATTCAGTAGCCGTCGTCAGTGCTTCAGAAAAAACCTGAATGTTGCTGATGTAGTTACGAATGCCAGCAGCACCAGCCGCTTTGATCGTCACGGCAGTGGTCGTGTTCAAAATGCCGTTGGCCGCAGCTGCATACGACCAGCTAATTTCAGGCACCGCATACGGAAACACAACAGCCGCTGCGCTGGAGGTCATCGTTGCCCGAGCCGCATCACCAGCAATCAGCGTAGTGGGCGATGTGGCAGTACGAACAACGCCGCCAACAATCAACGGGCTCGAAGTAGTCACAGCATCTTCAGCAGCAGCTCCGCCGGTAACAGTCGATACAACAACAGAAGACGAGGTCGGTAGGATGTTCATTTGTAGTACGTGACGTTAATAACTGCGGTCGCAGCGGTTTGAATAAAACGAATTCTTTTCAAATCGCCATCGTAGATAAATATTGACCCTGGAGTTAGCGGCATCCCAATTGCCGCAGTCGGGTTAGTGCCATCATCACGCCACCTGACCGTTTGCGCCTCAACCACAATCACGGCATGAGTTGGCACAGCCGACAAGCCAGTCACAGGATCAACAGATGGAATTGTCAATGCAGTAGAAGCAGCAGCGCCGTTAATCTGCTGGTAGCCCATGCAGGTTGTTACGTCCTTAATCATGCCAGGAACCTCAATTTGTAAAGGGTTGAAAGATACAGCCCAACAATCTCATCAATGATGTTTTGCAAAGCGGTGCAGTCCTTATCGACCACCTTATACCGCTCCGCTTCAATTTCGTCCATCTGATCCTGCAAAAACTCAATAATATTGGACGTTTTTTTGGCAGACATCAACGAAACAGGGCCGATCAGACCATGTTTGCCCTGATACGCCTCGGCAAACTTGTCAGCCAAGTCCACAATGCCCTCGTAAAAGCCCTGCAAGGCCATGTGCTTAGCAAAACTGCGAGTGTTCAGGTGAACCGAGTGAGCGACATCCCGCCCGAGGAACAACATCCCGAAAAAATCGGCTGCTTTCATTGTTCAATCCCTTGTTGTGGCATTTCTTCCATCATTTCCGGCGTTTCTCCGCGAAATTGAGGGGTCCCAGTAATCAAATCACCCGTATCTACTGCGGCAGCAATGGTCCCCATCACAATGTCCTGGATCTGCTCAGGACTCATGCCAGCCTGAACCGCGCTGATCCGCTTCGTTTCCGCATCATACGCCCTAACTTGCGCCTCAAATTCCTTGATAGCAATATCTCGGGCTTCCATAGACTGCTGAACATTACGAAGCATCTGGTGCATCTGCTCCATTTCCTGCGCCATGGCCTGCATCTGCTGTTCCGCAGCTTGCAACTCAGGCGACTTATCCTGATCGTTCAAAATCTTCGGATCAATCGTCTTGGCAAACCGCTTGGCCATCTCTTGAGCCCCAGGCCAGTCCATGTTCTTGACGAACAAATCACCCGCCACCGCCCACAATTGAGGATTGCCTTGCAACAACTGAGACATGGCATCCAGAGCCTCTTGGCGCTTGGTCATGTAGCTAGGGCCAGTCGTCACGCAAACATCGTATTTGCCCACGCTCGGGTTGTAAATCTTCTCAATCACCACCCCAGCCTGATCCACAATCTTACGCACAGGCTCCTGTTGCGTCGGATCAATCTTGACCATCTTGGTCTCGCCATCAATCCCAATAATCCGAGCAATCCGCTGAGTGTCGTAAATCTTGGGAGCCAGGTCCACAATCTGACGCGTCACGTAACGCACAGCACGGGCAAGATTGTCAACGAAGTGGAAGGTTCCCGTGTCACCCTGCCGCTCTCTTGCAAGAATGGCTTTACCTGACCGCTCATTGCTGGTCGCTCCCAAACTGGCATCATATTGCCCAGTCGTGGATTTGATGTCCTCCGAAGCGCCCATCTTGGCTTGAATAAGCCCTGTCTGGGCCATTGGAGGCAAGGCACGTTGCGGAAGTGGTAGAACCGCGCCCTGTCCATCTGTCGCATCCGGGTTGACTTCCAAGTACGGCCAATTCTGAGTGTTGGCCGTCTTCCATTGAGTCTCAAAGCCCTCAAACTGCCCCGCATAACCAATGAACGGCGCTTTGGGCGCAAGGGCCAACATCTCAGCCTCTTGACTGACCCAGTAGTTGTACATCCGCTGAGCATCCTTCGCATTGCGAACCAGCCCAGACAAATACAACCGACCATCCACCTCAAACTCGTTGCCAACCACCCGAACCACCGGGATGTACTTACCCGCCCAGTCACGCTCCTCAAGAATCTCATATCCATTGATCTTGCACCACTTGACCCGCTGCACGTCCACCCGACGAGTGCGAACAGGCTTCATGCCCATCGCCTTCATCTGCTTGTCTTCAGGATCACCCTCAAACGCCGAAACATTTCCAGGGTACAAGTTCAGCGTCTTTGTCTCATGCTCAATATAAAAATACTCAGCAATCCGAATCGTATCCTCGTTGATCCACTGCGACAACGACTGATCCCCAACACCTAAGCTCTGCAAAGTAGAGATCGGCTGCGCATCCGGGAACATGCGCTCGTAATCCTCTTTCAGGATGTCCTCAGTGATAAAACACCATTGAGCATCCGAACCGCAAGGATCCTGAATCGTCGGGTCCATGTACACCGAGAACGAATTCCTCACCCGACCAATCTTGATATCCTGGTCAAATGAGTTCTCGTCACAGTATTCCGTCAACAACCGGATGTACCCCTCACCATACGTCACCTGATTCTCACAAGCCGTGTCGTAAGCAACATCCGCGTCCGAAATGTACTCAATGTGACGCACTAGCCCGTCAAAAATCTCAGCAACCTCAGGGTCCGCCAAATCATCCACCGGGATGACCTTCCCAGCCGGACGATTCTGCCTCTGGTCATTCGTCACCTGCCTCACATGCTGCGGCAACTTGTTCATCGTCAAACAAGGCCGAGCATTGATCGTCTGACCCTGCACCGCCCCACGCGTGGCCAACACATCCGCCGGCCACTGCCAATGATTGTCAGGCGAGCCCGCATAGAACTTCAGGTCATCAATCTCATCCTCACGACTCTCCGAGTACGCAGAAATAGCCATCTGCAACCGCGAGCGAGCCGTCGAGAGAATCTTGTCCTCCCGCTTGTCTGATCTCATTTCTTGCCCTTCTTGGAAGCCACTTCACGCTTGACCGAATACGCAATCGCAACCGCCTGCTTTACAGGCTTGCCCGCATTCACCTCAGCCTTCACATTCTTTCGGAACGCCTCTTTCGACGTAGATTTCACGAGCGGCATTTCTTACACCCCCCCTTGCTAGGTTTGTTGGCCGTCTTGACCGATTCCCTAAAAGCCTTCTCCGTCGGCGCACCAGCCGCCCCAGGCTTTCTCATTTTCTCACCCGAACCAGCCTGAATTCTCTCACGCTTGGCATGAATTGCAGAGTAAAGACCCGGTTTGCTCATTTGTAGCCCCCAACGGAAAGTTTAAGTTCATCGTTACCAAGAAAGCTAGCAACATCTCGACATAGATCGTAAAAATCGTCAAACCGAAAATCGGATTTCATGCGATTAATTGCTTGGCACACAAGAATGGTGTTCTCTTGTGTGTAACCTATCGCGCTGTCAATTCTTTCAATAGACACCGTCTCCAGTTGCCCGGCGTCCAATGTCATTTCACGCCCACTATAAGCGCAAACACCTTGCTGATCTTCCCAGCATCTTACGATGTCAGCAACAGTAAGCAAAAAAACTTGCTGGCGCTTGGCTGCGCTTTTTTTGGCGTTCTGCAAAAATACCTTTGCGCGGCCTTCAATTGTGGAGTTTTGCTTTGCTCGTGACCGCTTGCTACCCTTAGTGCAACAATCTTTGCACCAACTGTGATAGCCGTCCGCGGTCAAACGATGCCTAAAAAATAAGTTGTGAGGCTTTTCTGTCTTACAACAAAAACAGGTTTTCATCAACACTTCCACCTTTTAAGTGAAGCCTTGGCCCGCTCAGCAGGCCCCTTAGCATTCTTTACAACCCCCTCCATCCGGGCACAAAAACTCGCCTTCCTACCCTTATCCGCCTCAGTCTTAGGATTCGGCGCAGGCGGCTTCAAATTCGAACCCGTCTCCCGGTTGTACTTCTCCCGCCCCTTCTCAGTCAATCCAGCCCCGCGCGATACAGGTAACTTCTCACCACGCCCCACACTCAAAGAAACACCCTTCTTCGTAGCCATCACGCCCCCATCCAAGAAGTTACCCCACCAGACCCCGCACCACCCCTCTTAACCTTCTTCACATTGTATTCCCGACTCGCCACCGGATAAGCAAACGTCACCGCCAACGCATCCGCCGCATCAGGACTCGCCAACCCACGAGCCTTCATCTCCTTCTTCCCCTCCAAAAAGATCGTCCCAGACGAATCCGGCTTCTTCATCGGCCCAATTAAATCCGACCTCAACGCCCGATCCTTCGGCAAAGAAGCACCCCTCTTTAACCAATCCCTCATCGCCCCCCACATCTCCGCCCGCTTGTTCCCCCACATCACCGGATTCTTAGACTTCCATCCAAAATTCACCCCCCGCACCTTATACCTTTGCTCCGTCAACCGATCCAATATCCCATACCCCAATCCACCCTCATCAATCACCACCATCGCCGGAGAATACTCCTCAATCACCTCAATCACATGACCCACCGTGGTCATCGTGTCATCCCCCTTGTACCTCCTAATATCAACCACATCCCTCCCCTGCCTCACCACTATCACCGTCGAATCCATCCCCCCACGCGCCGGATCTACACCCACCACAATCGCCGACTCCACATCCCTATTCTTCTCCCTCCCCATCGCCTCATCCACCAACACCGGCGAAATAAACTGATCCTCCCCAGCACTCGGAAACTCACCATACACCTCCACCCGAGCCTCTAACGAATCCGCACCATACTCCTCAATAATCTGCTCATACACCGCCTTGTCAGTCCCCTCCACCGTCCTCGCATCCACCACCCGAGTACGCCAAAAATCCCTCTTCCCACCCTCAAAACACTCATAAAAATACCCACTGTTCCGCCGCGGATTCGAAAACGCCAACCAAAACCGATTCGGCGTCACCTCCGTGAAAAAACCCGCCGCAACCGACCAAATCCCATCATCAATCCCCGACGCCTCATCAAAAATCACCATCACACCATCATGGTTGTGCACCCCAGCATACGCATCCGGGTTCTCCTTCGTCCACAACCTACCCTCCGCACCCCAATACCTCACCCCCTTCTTCAAATCCCTCTCCACCAAATCCCCCAACCACTTCGCAGGCATCAACCTCGTCGCACTCACCTCAAACCAATGACTGTTCAACGACATCGATAACCACTTCGTAATCTCCGCCCACGTCACCGACCTCAATTGCGGCTCACTGTTCGCCGAAATGATCGTCGTACTCCCAATCCTCGTACTCAACATCCATATCACCACCCACGACACCAACGCCGACTTCCCAATCCCCCGCCCCGAACTCACCGCCATCCTCAAAATCTTGTACCCAATATCGTCCTCACTCTGCCCAGGCTTTTTCCCCTCACCCAACTCCCGGTTCACCCTAATGTGCTCCGCCATGTCACTTAACACCTCCCTCTGCCACCTCCTAGGCCCCCGAAACCTCTCCAGCGGCGTACCCGCCTCACCCCACGGAAACGCATACATCACAAACGCTAACGGGTTGTCCCGGATCTGAGGACTCCAAATCTGCGCCATTAACTCCTGCTCTTCTTCGACTTTGTAGATTGGTGTTTGCATAGTTAACTCTCTGGTGTTATGAGAGTGATGTTAACTGAAAATTAAAAATAAAATTTTTCGTGGGGGTAGCCTCCACTTTGGCCGGTCCGGCATGGCCCTACCCCCCCCCTCGATTTTGCGAGCAGGGCTGGCTCTGCCCGCGTCGCAGAGCGCCGCAGCATAGGCAGGGGGGTGGGCAAAGGGGTGGGCAAGGGGGGCTAAGCTCCCCTCGATGTCATTCGTCGTGCTTCGCTTGTGCCACTGCACCATCTAGCATCTGGAGCCACTTGTCTTCTGGAACGTCCTCAGTTCGCTCCCATGCACCAATTCCCTCGAGAGTTGCACGCATATGCATTGCTTCGGCTTCGGTTGCGTTGTCGCCCATAAGTTGGGCCAGTTGGGCTAGATTCATTGTGCTGTTGATTTTCATGTTGTCTCTCCTGGTGTTTGCATCGGTCAGCGGTTGCTGTTTGATGCGATGAATGAATTTTGAGTGAAATGCTGTCGGATGTCAACAGGTCAACATCCTAGTGTTTTCCCTAGCACAAAATGAATTGACAATGACGCTAGACCTACGCTATAGTTCAATCACTGCGCGACATGACTGACAGACGGCGCAGCAACTAACCAAGGAGATAGAGACATGAACGAACCCCGCTATTACGCCATCCAACTTTACGGTTTGCCTGGACACCCTTTTCCAAAGTTTTACGATTCTTACAAGAATTTGTGCGAAGCACAAAAGGCAGCAGCACAAGCTTTGTCCGACGGTTGGAAGATGGCCGAAGTGTTCAGGGATGCGCCAAGGAAAGCCGGGTATTTTGGGATTGAGCGGGATCTGATAGAGACAATCGGCAGCATCTAACACCCCGGGGCTCCGGCCCCTTCAATCACCAAACACTGAAACAAAGAAACATCATGCAATCACTTTACACAACAAAAGACGGCAAGAATCACACCTACACCCGTTTCGTGGAGTTGCCTAAACTCGCGCCCGGTTATTGCTGGGTTGATAAAAGCGCTTTGGGTGCCGGTTACGTTCACTTTGTTGAAACACCAAATAAGCACCACAAAGCGGCAGACGAAATTTTCGGTTACAGCATGCGCGATTTGCTCGCAAAACAATACCGATAAACACCTAGGGACTTCGGCCCCTTCAACGAAAGCACACCATGACCAACTATGAGCAAGCTTTGGACGAATACCACAAAACAGCCAAAATCCTGTACTCATTCACCAAGGACCTGTTATGGGTCTGCTCGCCCTCTTATCCGCACCGAGCAGCCTTGGAGGCCGCTAGAGAAGCCCACAACGCAGCGTGGAATGCCCTGCTCGCAGCAAAGAGGGGGCAAGCATGAAACGTCGCCCCCTCTCCCACATCCTCCAGGATCTGGCCTTTGCAGCCATCCTAGGCCTGATCGGCGCTTACCTGCTCCTGACCTACCTATGATGCCCCAAACCCGCACCAATCACCTCCTGGCCCTCCTCAAGGACGGCCATCCCTTCCGCATAGCGGTCATTTTGACCTCTCACTTCTTCAACGTGCCTGCGCACGTCATCGAGAGGGAGTTCTACCGATGACTCCCTGTCCCCAGTGCCAAAGCCCCTCCAAGGTCCTAGAGCGCCGCTGGAGCCCTCCAAAGGGGATGATAAGGCGCAGGCTACGCTGCAAATGCTGCGGCCTCAGGTTCTCAACCTGGGGCGACGCGGCATACATCGTCCCCGAGGTCGATCAGCGCCTCGACGCTGACGGAATGCCGACGTACACCGAGAGCATCCAGGTCCTCGAGGCACTGGTCCGATCCGCCGGGGGTTGCGCCACGATTGACCAAGTTGCCGTAGTCAAAGCGTGGCGCCTCATAGACCGATTTAAAGCCCGTCAGGGGCTTTAACTTCCCCCTCCCCATCCAAGCCCTCGCCCGAGGGCTTTTTTGCGTCTACGGTCTCCCTAGGCGCTTCCAGGGGCACCCCCTCGATGTGTGGCGCTTCCAACTCCCGCGCCACCACGTCGGTAATATCTGCACTTAATACCCTATTTTTAGCGGATTCTAATGCGCCATTGATACTAATAGTTGTTTGAACTATTTCGTGCTTCTGAGTTTCTGCCCAGCGCATTTGGGTCTTCGTCCACCAGATCAAGCTAGCAGTGTCTCCGTCCATCGCCTTCTGAAAAAGCTTCCCGCCGATCTTCGCATGTGCTTTTGCTTTTCCTAATTCTAATTCTCGCTGGAAATGTTCTAGTAATACATTCTTTGCAATCCCATCCTGAATCAACGCGCTTATTTGATCCTGCGACAGCCCCAGGCCCGCAAGCTTCTCGACCTGCTGCCGATCCTCCTCGGTCGGAACGAACGGTTTTCGACCTGCCCCAGGCCTAGCACCACCCCACCCAGAAATTTCTTGTTTTCTTTTTTCAACGTCCACGTTAGTGCCTCCTAACTTAAAAATTTCAATGCAACGCAACAGCCCCACAAACATAGCGCAACTACCGCAACTACCTAAAGGTAGTAGTTGCGTTGCGTTGCGCTAAAATGTTAGTCTTGTCACAAACGCAACTAAAAAAAAGTTGCGCAACAGTTGCGTTTAGTTGCGCTACTTTTTTCCCCACTTTTATGCCCTCAAAAGCATAGCCGATGCTTGTACGGTGTCCAGGACGATCCACCCATGCTCATAGGAGTCAATGACCTGGGCGATCAAAAGCTCCCCGATCGGCTTCCCCTTGGACGATGGACGGACGTAGATCGACGCCGATGCTTCGGTCAATTCCAGGCTATCCATCAAATATTGGATAAACCCAGCCCTGCTCAGGTACGGTTGCCCGGCTCTGGTTTCTTTCCCTGCTGCTTCCCAAGCATTCTGAAATAACCTTCTATGTTTAGTTAACTTATTATCCCCCTTATCAGATATTGGTTTATCGACTATTTGAATCACGGCGCTGGATACTTGTTCGCCATCCTCGTCAATCCATCCATTGATCTGGACGGATTGGATGCGTGCAAAGACTTCTGGGGCAAATTCGCTATCTTTTGCTTTGCGCTGGACGATCTGCATCGGCGCCTCATCTTTTGCTGGAATGATGCTCACCTCAATGTCAAGGGCTCCGCGCCAAGCTGATGATCCTCGGGCTCGGTGCTGGGCTTCTTCGCTGACTCCGGTGTGATGTACGAGCAGCACTGAGCAGTTAAATTCCCGCATGAGTTGGGCGCAGGCGTCTAACATGGTTTTAGCGTCCTGTGCGCTGTTTTCATCGCCGCTTAGGAACCGATGCAGAGTGTCAATGACGATGAGATCGGGTGGCTCGGGAAGTTGCTTCAGGTGGGTGGAGGTGGATAGATAGCCGTCTGGGGTGTTCAAGTCGCATCCGGAGCGACTGAGCCACATTGATAGACTGCCGGCTTCGTGGTGCTGTTTCCAGGCTGCTATCCGGGCACGTAGGCCGTGGTGGCCTTCGCCTGCTAGGTAAACGATCTTGGATGGCTTGACTCGGTGGCCTGCCCACTCTGTCATGCCGGATGCCAATCTCAAGCACCAATCCAGGACCACGAAAGTTTTACCGCCGCCGCTGGGGCCGTGGATCATGATTAGGGCGTCGGATTGCAGCCAACCCTTTATGAGCCATTTGATCGGGGCGGGCTTCTGGCAGTAATCGTCGGCTGGGATGAGCCACGACTCTTGAGGGGGGTTCAGAAGCAAGGCTAGATTGTGTCCAGCCTGGGCGTAGTCGTTTGCGTCGCCCTCGATGGGGGGCATGATGTACGTGACCCCGAATTTAGCGCAGGCCTGTTCCGCATGACGCTGCCCGACCCCTGATTTATCGTTATCGGCCACAATCACGATCTTCTGACCTGGGTGCATCTCTACTAGTGAGCCGGTTACCGGGATCAAGTTGCTTGCGCTGTATGCAACGACGCATGGCCTTCCGGTGACCTCATGGATCGTGGCTGCGGTGGCAAAACCCTCGGCGATGTACAGAACACCAGGATGATCGAGAGTGCCGATGATCCAGAACCGCCCACCTGTCTGCCCGCCTGTGTGGTAAAGCTTCCCCCCGTCTTCGCTGATGTACTGCAAGCTTGAAAGCTCGCCGTCTTCTGAGAACAAGGGAACCATGAGCCTGCCATCACCTGTAACTCTGGCGCCGTGGGGCTGGACCCCTTTTCGTTTGAGGTATGGATGATCTGGACTTGCCTGGGCGCCGTCTCGCCAAATTGTTTCTACTGTTGACGCGGCTACAGAACGATCACGCTCGATTTCTTCATCTCTCAATCGCTTGGCAGCATTGATCCGGGCGATGTGGGCCATTTCCTCCGCGGGGGTCCACCTTTTTTTCCCGATGTCGGCTTTAACCGTCTGAGTCAAATTCGCCCGCCAGCATCCGAACGTGAGGCATGGGACGCCGTCCAGGTGGCCCACGTACCAACCGGAGCGGTCTAGCGTTTTCCTGCTGCTTCCGGAGCGGAATCGGTGGATGCGACCGTCAAGAATAAATTCATCTGGGGCGTCGAGGCCGGCCTCTTCAATAGCTCTACTAAACTGCACTTCAATAGGTAGCGGGGCAACTTCCTGGGGGGGAGACCAGGGGCCTCCCAGAATGTGCGTTAGATCAGCCATGTTTAGAGGATCGGTTGTGTTTGACGGATGAGATAGTCTGACAGGATAGTGATCGTTCGCAATGAGGGGTTTGTTTGTTTCCCCTTCTTGATCTGGTGCAGCGTGTTTGCGTGCAGGCCAGTGGCTGCTGCAACGGCGCTGATGCGTCGGTCAGCCAAGGCCGCTTTGATCTGTTCTAAACTTAACAACATTTTTTGCCCTCCTCTTTGTTTGGGTGTTGACATTGTGAGGTGAGAGCGTGCACACTGTCAATACCGCAGCGAACAGAATCGTCTGACAGCGCGGCAACGAGGAGAACGAAACATGGAAATGATCTACAACCAAGACTTTTACAAAGTGTGGGCTTGTCGCGTTGGAGACTACGTGCTGATCTGGTCGTCAGACTATCCGACTAAATCCAACTTGATCGGCACCTGCGATTCAATGGAGGACGCATTAGAGTGGGCACGTGACTGGGTGCAGTGTCAGATTGAGGATGTACCATTTTAATTACAACGGGGTGTTGACAGGCTAACAGTCACGCCCCATAATACATACATCGAGCGAACAGATTGTCTGAAGGCTCGATAAACGAAAGGAACGAAAATGAAGAACAACGACCTGCAACTGACGCAAACTGACCAACTTGGCGCGCTGTTGGCCGAGATTGACGTTCTGACCAAGAAGGCAGATGCCATCAAGGCCGCCATGCGCGAAGCAGGCGGAGTGCATGAAGGCGTGCTGTTCCGCTCTACCGTGGTTGAGTCCAATCGCTCGGTCACCGACTGGAAGGCCCTATGCGCCGCCCAGGGCATCGGGTCCGATGTCATTGCCGCCCACACAAAAGTGACGGCGGTTTACAGCGTCAAGACCACATCAAAATAAAGGAGGGGGGCACAGCCCCCATCACATGGAAACCCCTCCACCGAATTGGCCCTTCCCCACGTACAAAGGGAACCCGCTGCCAAAACCACCAAAAACCCCGTTCCGTCAGGAACCTTTACCACCCGCGCCGCCGGCGCCCTTCTAGGAGATATGAAAATGGCTATCAACCTTAAAACAACCAAGGCCCTCGCGGCTTCTGGCGTGAAACTGCTTGTCTACGGTCAGGCCGGAGCGGGTAAGACTTCCCTCATACCGACCCTGCCCGCCCCCATAGTGCTGAGCGCCGAGGGCGGCTTGCTCTCGATTGCAGGGGCGGATGTGCCCTACATAGAAATATCGGACATGGCTTCATTGCGAGAGGCTTGGCAATGGCTCACTGAATCAGCTGAGGCCAAAGAGTTTCAATCTGTGGCCCTGGACAGCATCTCGGAGATCGCCGAGGTCGTTCTCAACGCCGAGAAGAAGGCGACCAAAGACCCCAGGCAAGCTTACGGCGCCATGCAGGAACAGATGGCAGACATCATAAGAGCGTTCCGCGACCTTCCAGGCCGTCACGTTTACATGAGTGCGAAATTGGAGAAGACCCAAGACGAGATGGGTCGGGTTCTCTATTCGCCGAGTATGCCAGGCAACAAAACCGGACAGCAGTTGCCCTACTTTTTTGACGAGGTGCTTGCTTTGCGAGTTGAGCGCGACGCCGACGGCAACACGCAACGAGCACTGATGTGCGACTCTGACGGGCTATGGCTGGCCAAAGATCGGAGCGGGAAGTTAGAGATGTGGGAAGGCCCTGACCTTGGGGCGATTATTAAAAAAATTGAGACCTAAACAATCATGACGAATCACGACATCTTAGAAATTTGGAGGTACACGCAGCTTCAGAATCAGGATCTTGACTGGGGGCTTGTAGCAATCAAATTTGCCCAAGCAATAGCCCGCATTGAGCGAGAGCAGATAGCGCGCATGTGCGACGACTACGCCATGCAAGAAGACCCGACCGAGTTCCCTCGGGACAATTTCACGGGCGGAAAGCTTTTTGCCGCGCAAGACCTGGCCGAAAAAATCAGGTCTAGGGACGACATAGGAACGCACTGGGAGTGTTTTCAAGATGAATGAAGAAACTCTGAAACTGGCCGGGCGTGCCGTGGGCTTGGATGTCTGGTTCAATCATGAGGTGGGCTCATACGGGTACGGTGCACCGACATCGTTCACGAAATGGGATCCGCTGCGTGACGACAGGGACGCATTCAGGCTGATGGTTGCACTGAAATTCAGTGTCCGCCACAACTGGAATCTAAATGCGGTTGATGTGTCCGGAAATGTCTATCACCAGCCCGATCGTGACGAAAGGATGGCTGAGTTTTATGGGCCGGACAGTGGACAAGATCCGTACACAGCAACTAGGACCGCGATTGTGAACGCGGCTGCAACGATAGGGAGATATTTATGAATGGCTTAGAACAGCTTGCCCGCGAGTGGGAGGAGGCGAAAGCTTTCGAGACTCAGGCAATAGCAAGACGCCGAGAGATTGAGGATCAACTTACCCAAGCTCTGGCGATCCCCAAAGACCTGGAAGGCACTAAAAATGAGGATGTCGGACAGTACAAAATAAAGATCGTTGGTCGGCTTGATCGAAAGGTCAATGCTGATAAACTTCAGGAACTCGCCCAGGAATCCGGTCTAACCGAGCACCTAGGCAGTCTGTTCAGATGGAAGCCAGAGATCAACATGACAGCCTGGAAGGCTGCTCATGAGTCGATCACTGCCCCCCTTCTGGACGCCATTACCACAACGGCTGGAAGGCCGTCCTATGCCATAACCAGAAAGGACTGAACCATGGCTTTCTTATCACAATCATTCGACATCAACGAATTGCCCGAGGCAACCAACAACTATGGGCCTCTGCCCGCCGGTTGGTATGCGGTGACTATTTCAAAGGCCGACGTGAAGCCCACGAAAGCGGGAACTGGAGAGTACATAAATCTGATGTACACGGTTACAGGTCCGACTCACCAGGGCCGTACTGTCTGGGGGATCATCAATGTTCGCAACCCGAATCCAAAAGCTGAGGAGATTGGCCGTCAGCAGCTCGGTGAGCTGATGCGTGCAATTGGACTGTCTAAAGTCACGAACACCGATCAACTGATTGGCAAGGATCTTGTGATTAAGGTCGCAGTCAAAGAGGACGACCGAGGCGGTGAGCGTAACGACGTGAAAGGCTTTAAGGCCGTCCAAGGCGGTTCAATCCCGTCCATGCCTACCGCTGCACCAGAAGCGCCATCGGCATTTAAGGCCGCCCCTCCATGGGCTAATAAGAAGTAAGCAAAGATTAAGGGGTGCGGCTTGGCGAACCAAGACGGCAACCATACGGTCAGATACCGTTTTTGAAGAAAGATTGTGGCGACCACTTTGGGTGGTCACGAAAGGGTCAAAGTAACCCCACCACATGACAGCGACAAAACTGCGGTAGGAATGCTGACAAGTTGGTAATCAATCCAACCACCCCACCCAAAAAAAAAGCCCCCTGCAAGGGGGGCTTAGCAACTCAAAAGGAGAGGAGACGGTTAATTATGGCTCAAATAATAGTCAAAGACAAAATCATCGAAGCAATAGACGCTGCGCACCAAAGCAAACAAGAGCGCCCCAGGCCGCACATGGGGGCCTCGATGCTGGGGCATCCATGCGATCGGTGGCTGTGGCTGTCATTCAGGTGGGCGGTGATTGAGAAGTTTGAGGGGCGGATCTTGCGCCTGTTCCGACGTGGCCAGATGGAAGAAGCCACGATCATCAGCGATCTAGAGGCTATCGGGATCGTATTCAGACAAACGGACGGGCAAGCCAGAGTTGATTTTGGCTCTCATGTATCTGGCTCAGTAGACGGGATCATTGAATCTGGGGTTCCAGATGCTCCGAAAGCGAGACATGTTGCGGAGTTCAAGACCCATGCGCTGAAAAGCTTTGAGGATCTTTTTTCGCAGGGTGTTCAGAAGTCCAAGCCCATGCACTGGGCTCAGATGCAGGTCTACATGCATGGCTTGGGGATACACCGAGCGTTGTATGTAGCCATCTGTAAAAATGATGACAGAATTTACACAGAGCGGCTACACTACGATCACAACGCAGCCGAAAAGCTGGTTGAT